GGGTAGGCTCCATAGCAATTACTCGCGGGGTCTTCAACGTCTTAGGGACGAGGGTGACCTTTACAGGCACCTCCGCACCAGGTTCGAGGAAGTCAACTCCACCCAATTGGCTATAGTAACGCCAATTGGGGAGAAGATTCTCACCGGCCGCGAGGCCGGCCTTCTCGAGACGTTCGGTCCAGACCGTTTGATTAAACTTCTGGTTTCCCAGAAGTTTGTCAGCGGTGGATCCTGGACCGTGTTTAGGCAAGTAGTCCCCATAGTAGATATCTCTATCTACATGAGTGAACATACTGCCGAACAACATGTTCGACATACAAACGAACTCAGTAAGATCGCTCTCACTGAGTTCTCTGTCGAACAAACGGACTTCCTGCTCACACTTCATGTAGTTCGTGACGGCGTTTAACTCGCGTGCTGGAGAGCACGCAAGTTCGATTTTGCCAAACGACAGCGTTAGCAGTCGCAAAGCAATAATCGACTCCGTACACGGCTCATGAAGTAACAAGCCACTATCACGGTCGAACACACGACTGAGGAAACCTCCGAGAAATCGGGGGAGACCTCTCCCGCGTTCATGGCTGAACGCAGGATGGTTAGTCACACGGCCTTGGTCAATCCATTTTTGGATAGATCTTCCAAGGTCGGGTAGGGTAATCGTTAAAAACGATTCCCCCTCATGTTCGACACGAGCCGCGACGGTATTAATGTCGCGGCTGGCGCTAGTGCAGCATAGACTGGCGGATTCATCCGCCAATCGGGACCAGAGTGACATCAGGCTTTTCATCGTCCCTCCTCTCAAGAGAAGGTGTGCGAATCCATAGCCTATGTCACGAGCTAGGCCATGCGATAGAAAGCCAATTGGCTTTCTTCGCTCAACCTATACAACAAGTCCGATACAGTAATCACGTCGTCATCGAGGCAGTCAAGGATCCATATCGATTGATACGGATCAATGCCAGCTTCAATGTTAGACATGATAATGTATCGCAATCCTGAACCGCCATGAAGGACAGTCCACTCGGCGTTAGCCAAGCGAACGACCCACATAGCATCCAGGAGATGGGAAGACATAAAATCCTCCGACTCGTTGAAAAGGGTGGAATGGCCAAACCACGGGAGTGAAGTTCCTAAGAACTCCAGCCATCACAGCTAGAATGGAAGGAGCCCAGTCAGCGTTTCGCTGTACCTGGACAACTCCGAACTAGACAGTGAATCAACAATACGATTAAGAACTCCGAAAAGGGCAAAGATCATAGCGAGTGTTTTATAACTCACTCTGATCGTAACCTCAATTTCGTTGGTCTCAATCTTGTCGCGGCGACGACGCCGATTTATATTCTCGACGTCGCCCTCGCTACGATTCACCACCAATCAGCTTGGAGATGACCGCATCGGAGGATGCAGTGAACAAGGCTTTGAAGCCTGTGTAAATCTGCATAATTTCGGTATTCGTGTATCCCGCAGGCGGAACATCAACGACCATGTAAATGGCCGAATTGACCTTCACGTTCTGCGTAGGTACAAACGGATCCGAAGTCACCTTCGCGTGGTCGAACCTCAGAAGATGTCGCGTCCTCCCCTGTTTGATCAGGTTATGGTTAAGCGACAACTTCCAAAGGCCATCAGCGCTCGAATACACGGCCTCGCTTCCTTCCGAAAAAGTTCTCGGAAGGGATTGAGGTACGGCATTGATCGTAATGGTCTGAGGATCGGCAAGTGCCATAGGCATCACTCCTAGGGCCCAGGTCTTGGACCCCAAACGGCGTTTGGAACAGGACAACATCCTGTAACTACGCTCGGCTTATACCAAGCGCAGCCACAATGGCTTTCTGACGGGTTGACAAAGCCCCACCAGAAACGCCAAAACCGAAAGGTGAAGCCCTCCGACGGAGTTTTACTTCCGTCACCAGGGTTACTGGCTGAGGGTAGACCGGCGACTTAAAAGACGTCGGTCCCATGAAGCGGTAAGTATCACGGACCACAGAGTGTTCCATGATATAACCATACTTCATGACGAGACCATCGGCTGACCACGAACTGATGTTGTGTATAACATCACCAGTATTCGCGTACCAGTCGGTAGCCCAACTCCATGGGGCAAGGTTCCAGAGAACCTCTGGATCCAGGTCCAAGCCAAGCAATTTAATTGCTGACTCGGCATGGCCTAACAAACCACTACCAGTATCATCGGGTAGATGGTAAGTGAAGGCACCTGAACCAGCGGCGGATCGTCGTATGACGTTCCCTCTCAACCTTCCCTAGGCCGAAACTATCGTGCCACTGAGTCGCATCCCTGCTAGCGATCGCTTTCGCGCTTGCTGCAGGGTTCGAAATAGTGAACGAATGTGTTTCGGTAGGTGGAAAATCATACCTGCGGCGAACTACACGGCCTGCGTCTCTGACATACTG